AAAACTTCGTTTGGCTGCTCTAAAGCAAAGAGAGGCAGAAGACAAGTTGGACAAAGTAGAAGTAGCAGAAGGTGTTTTTATCACAAAGAAACTACTTATGAAGGAGAGTAATAGGACTTGTCCCGTTTGTTCTACTTATTCATTCAATAAGCAGGATGATTTATATATGAACAAGTTTGAGTGTTGCTTCAATTGTTACATAGATTATGTTGAAGGTCGTGAGGACAGATGGAAAACTGGATGGCGACCAAGCAAGGAGAATAAAAATGGCTGATGTTTTAGAAATCGTAAGAGGCATTTCGCAAGTTATGGCGAACACTCACGACGGAGCTTTGGACGAGAAAGGGTTTCCAATCAAGATTGGTTTGAAGCGAGAAGAGGAAGTTGCTATTACCGATAAGCGAGTAATGGACGGATTCAAGGTTCAGATGGCTGGCGACACACTTATGATTAAGTATCACGCAGAAGTCACTATGAAGGAAGCAAAGGATAAGGGTTTTGAATCTGACTTAGAACAGATGATGTCTGACATTTCTTCATTCCTCAAGAAAGAATATAAAAAGGTTACAGGATCAGCACTTACTCTTTCTTCTGATGCTGATGTAGATGCTATTGTTCAAACAGTCGGTGCTCACCGATGCTGGGTCCAGGCAACTAAACCTTATAAGATTGGAAACTTCGGTGAAGCAGTTGTTGCTGTTGGCGAACCTTCAGTTGATAATGTTGATGACGCAATCAAGAAATGGTTGGAACTCGGCAGAAAGGGCAAAGCACCTAACGACAAAAGGAAGGGCGAATAATGAAGATTTCAAAAGCAAGGTTGAAAGAAATTATTCAAGAAGAAGTCCGACTTCATCGAAACGAAAACATTCAGGAATCTGCCGAAGCGCAAATCGAAAGTATTCTTAACGAACTTTCTGACAATGGCGTTTCCAATGAAGCATTAAAGGCAATGCTACTTAAAATCGTTGACAACATCGACGCAGGTTTCGTAGGCGAACCATCATAAAGAAAGCACAGGCTTGAATGTCTTATCAACTCACCAAGAAAAAGATCTTATCCGAAATCGTTCAATGTGGCAAAGACCCCGTTTATTTCCTAAACAACTATGCAAAGATTTCGCACCCAATGCACGGGTCTATTCCGTTTAGGACTTACGAATTTCAGGACGACTTGCTGCGAGATTTCAATGACCATCGTTTTAACATCATTCTAAAAGCACGTCAGTTAGGCATCTCAACTGTAACAGCAGGTTATGTTGTTTGGATGATGCTTTTCCACAAAGACAAAAATGTTCTTGTTATGGCAACCAAGTTCGGCACAGCAGCAAACTTGGTAAAGAAGGTAAAAAACATAATGAGGAATGTTCCTGACTGGATGCGAATCGCAAGCATCTCTGTGGACAATAGAACTTCATTTGAGTTATCTAACGGTTCACAAATCAAAGCAACCTCCACTTCATCAGACGCTGGTCGTTCAGAAGCATTATCCCTTTTGGTTATTGACGAGGCAGCGCACGTCGAGGGACTTGACGAACTATGGACTGGTCTTTATCCCACACTATCTACTGGTGGTCGTTGCATTGCTCTCTCCACACCGAATGGTGTCGGTAATTGGTTTCATCAAACCTATGTTGATGCTGACGAGGAAAACAACGACTTTAAACCAACCTGCCTTCCCTGGGATGTCCACCCAGACAGGGATGATGCTTGGTTCGAGAAAGAAACCAGAAATATGTCTCGCCGTCAAATCGCACAGGAGTTGGAATGTAATTTCAATATGTCGGGTGAAACAGTTATTCATACCGAGGACATAGAAAAGATTTCCAAAACTATTTGCGACCCAAACCACAAAGCAGGATTTGATAGAAACTACTATATTTGGGAGGACTTCGACCCAACACAATCCTATCTTCTTGTAGCGGACGTTGCCCGAGGAGACGGAAAGGATTATTCAGCATTTCAGGTTATAAATGTGACTCAGATGACTCAAGCAGCAGAATATCAAGGCAAAGTAGATTTGGATACTTATGCTATGTTTCTTGCAGACGCTGGTAAGACCTATGGTGGTTGCCTACTCGTAGTGGAAAACAATAATGTCGGTTATGCCGTTCTAACAAAATTAGAAGAAGCAGGATATCCAAATCTCTATTATTCAGTTAAGTCAACGCACGAGTATGTAGATTCAGCAGCAGCACGTTCGAACAGCAGGTCAGTACTTGGGTTTACTACTTCAATGAAGACAAGACCCTTGATTATTGCCAAGTTAGAGGAATTTATAAGAAATGACCTAATTACTATCACGTCGAACCGATTGTTTAACGAATTGAAAACATTTGTCTGGAACAATGGTAAACCAGAGGCAATGCGAGGATACAATGACGACCTTGTAATGTCAATGGCGATTGCTTGTTGGGTAAGAGATACTGCTTTGGTTTCTAACCAGAGGGATGCAGAATATAAAAAGGCATTGTTAAATGCAATGTCAACTTCCAAAACTCAACTTAACACAGCAGTGCCAGGTATGGTAAACTATGGTAAACCAGATGGTGTTCGACAAATGAAAGAAATAATGACCAACTTCCCTGGTCTTTTTAAGGGGTAAAATAGATGGCAGATAACGGAAATATCAAAAACGAAGATTCAGTTCTTTTTAAACGACTCACAAGGCTCTTTTCGGGTCCAATTGTAAATAGAAGACAACAAAACAGAAGAAAGTTCAAGAGGAAGGCATTAGACAATTATGCGACTCGCTTTACTTCTGCTTCTGGAAAGCAGTTTCAGAAAAGTCAGTATAACCCGTTTGAGGTTATTACAAGCGATGCTATGTCTAATCGCATTCGGAATGAAAGGTATGTAGATTTCGACCAAATGGAGTTCGAACCTATTATCGCTTCTTCATTAGATATTTATGCTGACGAGATGACTTATCACAATGAACTCAATAAAATGCTAAACATTGAGTGCCCTAACCAAGAGATAAAGTCAACTCTCGAAGCACTTTATTACAATGTTCTAAATGTAGAGTTCAATCTTTATGGTTGGTGTCGCACGATGTGTAAGTACGGCGACTATTTCCTTTATGTTGATATTGATGATAAGATTGGTGTAAAATCTTTCATTCCTCTTCCACCAGCAGAGGTCGAGAGGATGGAGGGCGAAGACCCAACTAATCCTAACTATATTCAGTATCAGTGGAATTCTGCTGGACTTACTTTTGAGAACTGGCAGGTTGCTCACTTCCGTATTCTTGGAAACGATAAATATGCTCCTTATGGAACTTCTATCTTGGAACCTGCCCGTCGTATCTGGCGACAACTTCATCTTATTGAAGATGCTATGATGTCTTATCGCATTACTCGTTCACCAGAGCGAAGAGTATTTTATGTTGACGTTGGTAACATCTCGCCACAAGACGTAGAGCAGTATATGCAAAAAGTCGTCACAACAATGAAGAAGAATCAAGTTGTTGACGCAAACACTGGTCGAGTTGACTTACGCTATAACCCACTCTCTATTGACGAGGATTACTTCGTGCCTGTCCGTGGCGGCGAGAATACAAGAATAGAAACCCTTCCAGGTGGATCTTACACTGGCGACATTGATGATGTAAAGTATTTGAGAGATAAACTCTTTTCAGCACTCAAAGTTCCTCAGTCCTACCTTTCACGAGGTGAAGGAGCAGATGAAGATAAAGCAACTCTTGCACAAAAAGATATTCGCTTTGCAAGAACTATTCAGCGACTTCAAAGATCAGTTGTGGCAGAGTTGGAAAAGGTTGGTATTATTCACCTTTATACCCTTGGGTACCGAGGCGAAGATTTAACAAAGTTTAAACTTAAATTAAATAATCCTTCACAGATCGCTTCTATGCAGGAGTTGGAGCACTTACGAGCAAAGTTTGAAATCGCAGACACAGCAACAGAAGGATATTTCTCCAAGGCTTGGATTTATAGAAACATTTTCCGTCTCACGGAAGAGGAAGTTGTTCGCATCGAACGTGAGATGTTTCACGATTCTAAACTTACGGCAGCACTCGAAGCAGCAGGAGAGATACCTGAAGGCGGCGAAGGCGGTGCTGGTGGAGAATTCGGTGATGAACTTGGTGGTGAAGACCTTGGTGGTGAAGATCTCGGAGGAGATGAAGGTGGAGAAGAACCAGAATCAGCACTACTCGCAGCACCAGGTAAGAGAGATGGATATCTAACTCCAGGTGCGAAGGGTAAAGTATATCATCCTCAAAAAGTTGACTCCAGACCACAAGGCGCTCGCAAGCGTTCTACAAAATCAAAATGGTCTGACGAAACTGCTTCTTTTACTCCAAGAAACACAATGCCTGGTTTGTCTGACCTAAAGACACTTTCTCGTGGCATTTACGAGGGCAAAGAAACTACTTACACAGATAGAGAGGAAAAATTGCTTCTTGAGGTCAATCAAGAGTTAACTGACTGGGAAGTCAAGGCGCTCGTGAAAGACCTCGAAAAGAAGAATAATAAGCAATTAAAGGAAAATAAGTAATGAAGTTCAAACACAATAAAAAAAGAAACACAGCATTTCTTTTCGAAGCACTTATCAAAGAAATGGCAAAAGCAGTAGTCGAGAACAAAGAAGAGCGACAAGGAAAGATAGCAAGGATTATTAAGAGACACTTCCAGAAGAGAGGTGTACTTTATAAGGACCTTCAAACCTATAAAACAATCCTTAATCTAAAAGAAGCAGAAGAAACTTTTGCTAAAAGAATCCTTAATGAAGTTCGTAGAACAAAAGATAACATTAGCAAGGAAAAGATTTTTTCAGAGCAGTCAAAATTGATTAAAAAGATCAATATAGAACTTGGGCAAGATGTATATGCCAACTTTGTTCCAAACTACAAGACAATGGCTAGTATAGCACAACTCTTTTCAGAGAACGTCCCAGCCGAAGAAAAGATTCTTCTTGAAGACAAGATTCTTGAAGAGATGACTAAGGCAGAACTCAAGACAGAAAAAGAAATTATGGAGCACATTGATTCTATTGCTTATAAAACTTTTACAAACAAGTTCAACAAGACCTATGCTGGGAAACTTCACGAAGAGCAGCAAAAGGTTGTTTCTCGCTATATCTTTTCCGTTTCAGATAATGGTGTCTCACTAAAAACTTATCTAAATGAAGAAATACAAAGGCTTCGTGATAGAGTAAATGCCTCGCTTGAATTACAAGAGGTAAGAGCAGACGAGCATATGGTAGAAAAAACTCAAAAAGTTCTTGACTTTCTTGATAGTTTGAAGGATACTAAACTTGACGAAAGAGCAATCAAAAAGATTATGCAGATTCAAGAACTCGTTCGTGAGGTAGAAAACAATGAATGAGGAAATCAAAGTTCAAGTTGGAGAACCTCAAAAGAATGTAGTATTCAACCCTAAGATGGAGATGATTCTTCGCAAAACACTTGATGGCAACTTTGCCATTTATGATCACTTTGATATGGACATCGTTATAGAACCAGAGAAAAAACAAATTCTCACTCTTCCAAAAAATGAAATGTCCGACGATGTTTATGCAGCACAAGACAGATTGTTTGATTT